TCTTTGGGTGATGCTTTGACTCCAGGCGTGAGCAATCCTCTAGGTGCTGGCCAAGTGATGATTTATGATGATACAGCTACTTCCAACAATGGCGGAACTGGTGCATGGGTGAATAAAGATTTTCAGGGTGACTGTGAAGTTGATAAAGATGGCAACACAGTTGTAACTAGTGTTCAAGCCAATTCTATTGCTCTTGGTGTAGATACAACTGGACAATACGCTAGTTCAATCAGTGGAACAGCGGGTGAGATTGATGTTAACACCCCAAACCCAGATGATGATACTGCCTATGTAGTCTCACTTGCCGAACACGTTACTATTAGAGGTAACTTGATTGTTCAAGGTACAACCACGGAAGTACAATCTACTGTCGTAACGGTTGAAGACCCTATCTTTACCGTTGGTGAAGCTTCAGCAGATGCTTTGGATCGTGGTATTTCCTTTAAATACACACAGGGAACTGACGGAACAAATCCTGGCACGCAATCAAAGGGTTTCTTTGGTTACGATCGTTCTGTAGATGCATTTAGTGCGTATATTAATTCAGATCTAAGTACCGGCAGTGATGATGTTTTCAATGGTACTCTTGCTGATGCTGTTTTCAGTGTTATTGACGGTACAACAATTAATGCTAGTGTTGAACTTACTGCACCTCTTGCTACTGTTACAAGTGTTGTTGCTACAAATCTAACAGGTACGTTGCTGACACCATCTCAAACTAATATCACAGAGTTGGGTACAATCACACTTGGTACTTGGAACGCAACAGAAATTGCTCAAGATAAAGGTGGTACAGGACGTACTGCTTTTACCGCAGATAATGATTTATTGATTGGTTCTGGTACAGGTGGAATGACAACATTACAAATGGGTACATCTGATCAGTATCTTCATGTTAATAATGCTGGAACTGCTTTGGAATATACAAGTGTTATGGACGGCGGTACTTTCTAAGGTTTGTTTTAACTTAGAAACAACATAGTAGATTTACCGAAGGGGGATGGGGGTTTTCCCTGTCCCCCTTTGTTTTTTTTTAGTAGTATACATACAAATAGGTAGGTAAATAAATGCAATTAGACCAGACTGCCGAACTAATTGAAAAATTAGGCGTGCCAATCGTAGGTTTGTTATTGATTGGGTGGGGTTTTTGGAAAATTGTGAAGTGGCTACAAGATTCACTTACAGGGAAGATAGGGTATCAAACAGATATACTTATCCAACTTATAGACCGTATTAGAGTATTACAGACAGATATTTTAAAACTTGATACAATGATACGAACTCGATTCGGATTAGAAGTTGATGAGAATAGAATAGAACGTGCTGATGAACCAGTAAAGAAAAAAAGAAAGTAAATGATAATTTAATAATTCTATATTTAAGGAGTAAATGATATGAACGAAGAAGTAAAAGAAGATAAAGAAGAGAAAAAACTTGTTCTAGGTACACCACAAGATGATCCTGAAGTAACAAAAGAACAACTATCAGCACAATTAAATTATGCACAAAAACTTATTAATATTCTTCAGGGAAAAGTTAATGATTTAACTGGAAAAATGGTTCAAATTGAAGCACAACTGCTGATGGCAAAAGAAGATAAAGAAAGTATGTTGAAACAATTAGAACCTATAGGAATCACCCCTACTGAATAATAAAAGGAAAATAGTATGGCTAGTGTAACATCAAGACAAGGATTAAAGGACTATTGTTTGAGAAGATTGGGACAACCAGTAGTTGAAATAAATATTGATGAAGATCAACTTGAAGAAAGAGTTGATGATGCAATAGAATATTTTCAAGAATATCATTTTGATGGTGTAGAAAAAGTTTTTCTTAAACACATCATCACTCAAACTGATATTAATAATGAATATATTCCAATGGGCCTTGATGAAAATGGTAATATTATATATCCTGATGGTGGGCCTATTATTAGTGTTGTAAGAGTCTTACCTATCCCAAGTTTTAGTTCTTTTCAGTCAGGGTTTTTTAATGAAGAATATCAGTTAAGATTAAATGATTTAAATAGTTTTTCTGGTTCTTCTTTAATTCAATGGCAAATGACGTTACAGAATTTCTCATTAGTTGAACAATTATTTTCTATTGCTCCAACAATGATGTTTAATAGAAGACAGAATAGAGTTTATTTAGAAACTGATTGGAATGATAAATTTAGTGTAGGTGACGTTTTAATTATTGAAGCTTATAGAGCATTAAATCCATCAACATATCCTGAAGTGTGGAATGATATGTTTCTAAAAAAATATACTACTGCTTTGATTAAACGTCAATGGGGAGAAAATTTGAAAAAGTTTGCAGGGGTTGTATTGCCCGGTGGTATCACGCTTGATGGTAAGACTATTTATGATGAGGCAGTTGAAGAAATAAGACAAATAGAAGAAGAGGTTTCACTTAAATATGAACTTCCAGCAGATGGGTATGTAGGTTGATATGGCTACTAACCACTATTTTAAAAATTTTAATTCATTCCCACAACAAGAATTACTTAATAGTCTAACTAAAGAAGTAATTCAAATGAGCGGTATTAATGTTTTATATTTAAAAGGGAGTGCTACTTCATCAATTAAAGATACATTATTAAATGAAGAAACATTAGTAGTATATAAAAATGCATATGAGATTGAAATGTATATTAACACCACTACTGGTTTTGAAGGTGGTGGGGATATATCATCTAAATTTGGATTAGAAATTCAGGATGAATTAATTTTAATTGTTAATAAAGAAAGATTTACTGAAGAAACATTTACAGCTAATCCAAGAGAAGGTGATTTAATATATTTTCCATTAGGTAAAGGTATATTTCAAATTAAATTTGTTGAACATGAAAATCCTTTTTATAGTTTAGGAAAAAATACTGTTTATGAATTAACCTGTGAATTATTTAAATATAGTAATGAGGAATTTGATATTCCTCCTATTGAATCAGGTGCTCTGTTTGATAAAGTAGAAAGAGAAAATTCTACTACTACTGAAATAACATTTCCATCTAATAGTTCTACAGTATTTTGGATCGGAGAAACTATTTATCAGGGTGCTGATTTGGAAAATTCTACAGCTAGAGCAAAAGTTGCTAGTCAAGACGGAAATAAAATTAATATATACCGTATAAGAGGAAGTTTTGTTGAAAATATTGATATTCAAAGTACTAAATCTTCTTTAGTTGTTAATTTGGATTCTATAGATGACCAAGTTATATCAACATCAGAATTTGATGATAATGAAGAGTTTGAAACCGAGGGCGATAATATTTTAGATTTTAGTGAAATTGATCCGTGGAGTGAGGGAGATTTATAATGTTCGGAAAATATTTTTATAATAAAAACATAAGAAATATAGTTATTTTATTTGGAACAATTTTTAATGATATAAACATAAGAAGAGTTGATAGTGATGGTGTAATAAAACAAAATTTTAAAATTCCTATTGCTTATGGCCCAGCACAAAAATATTTAATAAGAGCAGAACAGAATCATATTGATGATACAATTCATGTTGGAATTTCTCTTCCGAGAATGTCATTTGAAATAATTACTATGACATATGATTCAACTAGAAAGTTACAGACTACAAAAAAAATAACAGAATTAAAACCATTAAATAATTTATTAAATATACAGTTAGATGACGGTGGTTCTGGATATACTACAAAACCAACTGTTACTATAGAAGAATCACCTTCTAATGAAGAAAATGCTATCGCTACTGCGGAAATTATAAATGGCTCTATAGCATCTATTAGTTTAACTAATATTGGTTCTGGATATACTACAAAACCAACTGTTACTATAACAGGTGGTGGTGGTTCAGGTGCAAAAGCAACTGCAATTTTAGATCCAGATACTAATGATACTAATAGGTTAGCAGCAATATACACACCAGTTCCATATAACTTTGAAATTGATTTATCAATAATGGTTTTAAATAGTGATGATGGTGCTCAAATATTAGAACAGATTTTACCATATTTCACACCAGAATTTCAAGTAACGATGAACGAAATGGCAACTTTAGGAATTAAAAGAGATATTCCTATTATATTAAATAACATATCAACCGAAGATGATTATGAGGGTGATTTTATTTCAAGAAGAAATTTAGTCCATACTCTTTCATTTACAGTACAGGGTTACTTATACGGGCCTTCTTCCGAACAAGGAATTATTAGGGAAGTTGATGTTAATACTGGTGACAATTTTAAAATTGATGATGAAACAGGGAGATTATCAAGTCCAGCAGTTAATGTTAATGTAAAACCAAATCCAACAACAGCTGTCCCAGATGATAATTCATCAACCACAACAACTATAACAGACTTGTAATGAAACTATATGAAAAAAGAAACTGTAAAAAAACTTAATGATATTTTAGATATTGCAGATGATATTATTGATATTGATGAACCATTAGAAATACAAAAAGCACCAGCA